GATTGTTTCTCCATCTTTCAAATTCAATTTGTGCTGCCATATGGTCTGCATGATGCAATAGCACTGGCAAATTAGTTTTTAATTTAGCCTGAGCACTTCTGGCAACAAAATACGGTTTATTTGCATCGTCATACATTCCGTCGTGTATTTTTATAGCTTGATATTCCGTCCAAGACATAGGAACATTGTATTTATGCAACAAGAAAATAGAAAGATCTGGAACCATTGTGAAAGGAATGTTTTCATTGTGTTTGTACATTCGTCCCATGTTTTTTCTGTGCCAATCCGAAGTTTCTACCTGATACACTTCATTGCCATCTCCTGGAAATCCTACTTTGCCTAAGTCATGATGCATTGCTGCGAAGAGCATTTCCTGCACAGTATATCCAGACATATCCGATCCCATATCTTGCCATGATTCATAAAGTTTTTCTGCACAATCCATTACACGAAGCACGTGGTCTACATAACCGCCTGCAAAAGCATTATGATAATGTGCTATACTAGATGCCGGCATCATCATCATTCGATCTTCGAATTCATCATACATTCGATTCAATTGTTCCGATCTGGAATCAAACAATGAATTAACACGGTCTCTGTAAATATCCCAATTTAATTTTATTTTTTCTGCTTCTAACATTTATAACTTTTTTTTATATATTATAAGTAATTATTTGCGTTCTTCCAATCGTTGTCCTTCTGCAAGTTTATGTGTGCATCTGAAACAAGTAACTTTGACTGAATTCACATCACATCGTTCTACCAATGTGTTGCAATACTTACAATTTAGTGAGTGGAAATTTCCTCCACTGCCTTTTCTGAAACTCTTTTTTCTCATGTATTTTATTTTTTACGTTTTGCTGATCTCCACACATTGTGTAATGAGTGTGGTTTGAAAGGTTTTGTATCTGTTTCTGGTTTAGCAGGAGATTCCTGAGTCGGGGCTTCAACCCTCTCGGCTTTACTCTCCTCAGATTTTGAATCTCCTTGAGCTGCTTCCGGAGCAGTATCATGTTTTGTTCGGGTAGCAAGTAATTTGTTTGCAGATACCAGCAACATTACGGCTAACGGATCAAACACTATTATAAATAATAATATAAACCAATTCACTACCAGATCCATGGATTTGCCAGTAATACCAGAAACATAGGTTAACGGTCCTAACTCTGCAGCTGCTTCATTGTTTATTTGAATGTCAAGTATTTTCATTTCAATTGCACTAACCGAATCTGCTGCAGCAATTTCTGAATCTGCTAACTGATCTCTTCTGGCAATCTGAGAATCCAATTGTGCCTGCAACACTTTTCTGGTGGCCGTGCTGGTAGTGGTTATTCTGTTTCCGTCTCGGTCTATGTAGCTTATAACGTTGTTTGATAGCCCTTTAGTTAATTCTGATATATTAGCATTCAGTGATTCTTTTTCAGCTTGTATAGCATTTAAATTGGTTGTGTATCTTTGTTTTTTCAGATCTAAAACCGATATTTCACTGTCCATTGCATTCATTTTGTATGCAGTATCTTGATATGAAGAAACCAAGAATCCGTATATACCCAGACTGGTAATTGCCATAAGTATGACCATTGCGGCAGTTAAATAAGTTTTAGCAAACCAATTGATAGTACGCCATCGTGCATGCAAATAAGAAGCTGTAACTAGTTTAGATGCTTCAAGTATCGAAGCCATAAATATTACCGCAGTTGCTTGAGATGAAAATAACTTGCTTAGTCCAAATATACTATAATACGCTGCGGTTGCTGCCAAAGATAATGCTGACAGCAGCATTATGTACGGTAACATCCGTTTCATGTGATTACTCCCGATCGACGAAATACTTTGCCGACTCTATTTTTTTAAGAGCTCTGGCCAGATTATCTAACGTAGATCTTTTGTCTATTTTTCCTTCCGTAAGCATCTTTCCGACATTTCTTACGATTTCGTGTGCCTCTGTGAGGTCATCTGTAACTTTTGCTTTGTATCTGTAATACGCCATAATTTATTTGGTTTTTTATTAATTTACTGATATAGTTACATCAAAATTAGAATGTCTATCTGCAGTGCTAATTGTTTTAACTGAGATTAAATATCCGTTTTCTGAATGTATTTCTTTAACTTCAAAATGAGTAGCATATGGTTCATGAAATTTAATATAACCTACATATACTCCATCACTGTTATGCATTTTGATTTCATAATTTGAATTTTCTCCTGCCCAACAAATACCACTTGATGTTGTGCTACAAGTAGTAATTACATCATGGTTTAAAGTACACCATTGAGGATTAATCACTACATCTTTAATACATTGCTCATAATCAGAACTTTTTTGCACATGAATTGAATCATCTAAATCACTGTTTCTGAATGCTTGGGCATCTAATGAAATTGTTGCTTGCAATGAAGCAGAACTTCCTTTTCTCCAATCACCTACACTGTTGTTTGGTGCTACTAGGTGTACTAATACTGCTATAGATATTAATAATACCCAAGTAGATTTTTTACTAAATAAGTTTTTAACTCGTTCTAATAAACTTTTAATTTTTGCAACTGTTGTTTTCATATTTGTTTCTTTTTTAATTTAATATAAATATGTTATACTAGTATTTGCTGCTGGCAACATTCGACACCAATCTGTTGCAGTGTTAATTCTTTTGCCTTAGCTTCAACCTCGATGTCTAAGTCGTCAACACCATATGTGTTAGGTAGATCGACAATATAGTCGGAATGAGCCTGCTCTTTGATCTTGGTGAATGCCTTGTATTCTTTGTGAAATGTAGGCCAATCAGCAATATTGTCCATGCTGATGCCGTTATGCTCGAACATTCGCTCGATAAGCAGTTGCTGTTCGCGTCTGCGAGACTCACTGTAATGAGTGCACTGAGTAACACCGTGCTTAGTCCATGTCTCACGTGCCATGAAGAATGCCTCCTGCTCGGATATGTCGCCGGTATTGAAAGTGTGATGCCAATAGTCAAACGTAATAGGAATATCGGTATGCACATGCACCATCTCATACAATTCACGCACAGAATACAAAGAAGCCTTGTCGTCATTCTCTAGCACAAGACGTGCACGTAAGCCGTCAGACAATCGTGAATAGTTTTGAAGCCATCGTGCAATAGTGCCGGACTTGTCGCCGTATGCTGCGCCTACATGAATATTGATAAGATTGTCAAAACTAGGAGCATAACCCATAAGGTCAAACATTTCGCTGTGTCGTTCGAGACCTATGATGCTGTTGTCGACAACATCGGCCTTAGGCGAACCTAGTATGTGAAATGGACCTGGGTGTGTAGTTAGACGATGACCATGCGCGCGAGCAAAGTCGCCGGCAGCACGAAGATGATGTGTAATTTCATCTAGGCCAGGTAAATCTGTTAGCTCGTAATGATTCCAACGTGGAAATATCTCGGAACCGATGCGAAACAATCGTATGCCTTGCTGTTCGTTCCACTGCAGTATAGGAAGCAAATCTTTTGCATTTTGCAGAGATATGTCAGATGCTAACTGCATACCACCTTGTCGAAATTTGCGATCAATCATGGTGCGACCGGTGCGGATGCCCTGCTTGCCGAGCTGCATGTTGATACAACAATAACCAAATCTAATCATAGTATTTTTTTATTAATATAAGTAAAATTTTTCAAAAATCCTAATAACGATGTTTTTTAATTTTCGTATATTTATAATAAATAAAATAGAATGTATACATGATACGGTTAAAACATTTATTAATTGAACAAACACGTGTTTCTCCAACTACTTACAACACTGTGTCTATTGAAACAACGATGCAAACTTTGACAAGGGACATTGCTAATTATAATCCTAATACTGGTTATATTGCAATAACCAATGGTAATCTATGGCTAGCAACACAACGATCTAATTCTTTAAGAGATTTATTATTGCAGCCAGAAACACAAGAGAGTATTGGTATTACAAGACCCATAAACCCTAATTGGATCCGAATCCAGCCACCTACAGTACAAGGAGAAGGCCAAGCCAATCAGAAAGTTGTAGGAACATTACAAGCTAGATTATTTCGTCCGGAGGAAAGACAAGAAGAATATCCGTATCAAATCAATTATGAATGGCATGAAATAAATAATGTTCCTCATATCCTTGTTACAAAACAAGGATTAGGTGCACCTCAACCGCATAATGTTAATAAAACAGGAGCTAATAGTGAATTGGATGTCAATAAAGATACTGCTGTGTATAATAAAATGAAACAATTCCAAAACAAAATTCCGGAAAATAATACGAAGATCTTAAGAGCTCTTTCAGGAGCCGGAACAGCACAAGGCCCAGTTTACACGGATACTACATGGGGTATCATGATACCAGTACCTCAGGATCTTTATAAATATGTTGCAAAACAAGGAACATTTATATATTTTACAGAAGAACAAAAAGATAGTTATATTAAAACTAAAGATATGATAACAAAATATGTAGATAATACAGGAATTAGAACAGGTGAAAACTATACTGATTTTACTCAGGTTCGTGGCAGTGGAGATACTCAGTTTGGAAACACAACGGGTAGGTCTGCAACTGCATGGGACAAACAAGGAAATTATAATAATAGTTCACAAGTAAACGTTGTATCATATGATAAATCTACAACTGGTAATGTTCCTGGCCAGGTTATATCTGGCAAAGAGGAAAAATGGGAAACATTGGATGTTATTAACTTAGATGAAAATTATTTTATAGCAAACATGATAAGTTTGAAGCCGGATACATATAATACTATATTTGCAAATATAAAAAATATATTAGCAAACAAATTTGAACAAGAACAACTAGCATTCGTAGATTTAGCAGTTACAATACAAGGATTTGCATCAACAGCCCGTGCTACTAACAGATTATCCGGTGGTCTCACAACTCCTGATCATGATTACGGCGGCCGCGTGCCAGCAAATCTTTGGATATATAGGTAAATACTTAATTCTGTTAAAATTATTAATCAAAAATCGCGGTATAATAATCTTCCCACTCAGTGTAAAAATTTTTTCGGCCAACATAAGATCTAAACGCAAATCCGGTACCGATATATTTGTTGTTAGGATCTAAAAGTGCATCTCTGTGAGCATCTGATGTCATCCATTGTCGTACATGTAACTCGGCATTATGTTTTACCCGCGTTAGAAAATTTCCATTTCCATAAGTAATTACTTCATCCATTCCGTTACCAGAATGTTGATATTTGTTTTTACTCATCCATACCGAATGACGTTGAGCTTCTTTCATGAAATCGTCACGAGGAATAAGTGCATTCAATCCTCGTTTCGTTCTTTCATAATTAATGAAACGAATCATGATTTCTCTGTATGTTTCGATGTGTTGAAGATTTAACTCTGCAACACTGTCTGCGTATAATAAATCAGACAAATCAACTTCATGATAAGTATCACATAAACTATCTAATAATTCAAGATGTACTTGTCTTAAAGAATCTCTATACTTAGTTTGGGAATGTGATAAAGTAACAATCGTTACGGCTAGTATTACTAATAACTTTTTCATGGCTTTAATTTTTAATTTGTTAACTATTTAATTTTATATATTATATGTAATATTTTTCACAAATCCAAATATCACTGAAATTAAAAACGAATATATTTATATTAAATGATTAGATTAGCCGATATACTGAAAGAATCCGAATATGCTCATTACCGCAATCTGCGTTACGGATTAACGGAACAAGAAGAAGGCAATTGGTTTACTAACTGGATAAAAGACGCTGGCCAAGAATATGTTAAATATAAAAAAGCTGAAACTGAAGCACATATGGAACTGGCTCGTAAACTATACGAATATCGACATGGCCTTTTAGATATAGCAGAAATAGCAACTCTTTTCTGGCCTCCGGTATCTGCAGCAATAGGTGCCGCTCATGCTGGACTATATTTTTATGAAGGCGATCCTGAAATGGGTGTTTTATATTTAGTATTTGCTGGAATGACAGGACTTCCTCCTGCACCAATTAAATGGCTAGCTAAATATATAAAAGCTCTTAAAACCGGCGATCAAGTCGTAGCAAAAAGTATTGAACAGGGACTAGGACAAACTGAAAAAAAAGCATTAGAAAAAATGTCTGAAATGGGTGCAAGAAAATCAGGAGAAGAGGTAGTAAAATGGACATCAAAAGGCCTGGCTCAAAACGCTGATTTTTTTGCTAGAGAGGCATTTAGCAATCAAATAGGCAAATTTGCATCTAAATTGCCAGCACAATCATTAAAACCATCATATGGTCGAGTAGTATTAAATATACTCAAATATATATTCAGATACGCAGGGAAATTTTTGCTCGGTGGATCTAAGTTTGTCGGCACACTATATGTATTTCATCATATTTTAAAAGTGTATCATTGGTTATGGGAAACGTATTATTACGTCGGACAGAGTCCAGAAGAATTTAGTAAAGAATTAGGATTAGACAACACAATAAATTGGGATTCAGCAGATCCAATATTAAAACAAGTGATTACTGGTGAGTCTACTGAAAAAAATACTATTAAATTATCAAGTTTAATATCAGAAAACTCAAATATGCCTGATTTCCTAGGAAAAATATTCGATGCAGTCGAAGATTGGTCATCACAATTAGATGAAACGTCAAACTCAATTATTGAACTAATGACAACTAAATCAGAGTTGTCTGACAATGAAATTAAATCGATAGCTAAGACTATACTAAGTAAACACATGGATATGAGCAATGCGCCTAGAAAAAAACGAGCATATATAGATTCTGGTGATGTTACTCAGTCTGTAGCTGCAACTGATCCAAATGCAAAACAAGCTGCAGCTGCATTATACAAGTCCATGAAAGGCTTAGGCACCGACGAAACATTGTTGTTTAAAACTTTACAAGACATGATAGATAATCCAACTTGGGGATATCAAGCAGTTGTCGAATTTAATAGTAACTCAAAATACAATGAGGGTGATGATTTAAAATCCTGGTTAGAAGGTGATTTATCATTTGGATCAGAACGAAAAGCATTGGAAATGCTTGATCAGATCATGAATACTGCTAATAATACTAGTAACTCCGGCGGTGGTGGATGGTAAAATATAAATAATAAAAATTATGATACGATTAAAAAGAATACTAGAACAAAAATCTTCATATAGTAACATTGATAAGTTAGATAAAAATTTCGAAATTAAATTATCAAGCTTGATATCAGAACAAATCACAGATACAAATCAAGCCGGTAAAACAGTAGACGCAGCTGCGGCAGATTTACACGATTCAATGGATTGGCTGGGAACAGACGAAGACTTATTATTCGCTACTTTAAAAGCAATGGCTGATGAACCGGCTTGGGGTCAACAAGTTATCGATCGATTTAATAGTGCTGAGAAATACAGTGAAGGTGATGATTTGAATGATTGGTTGGATGGAGATTTGTCTGGCAATGATTTGACAAAAGCAAAGGCGTATATAAAGACCATCGAAGCTGTATCGTCCGATCAACAAGAATCGAAATCGATTGATGAAAAATTAATGCTAGAAATAAGAGAAAACGCACAACAGCTTTATGGAGCTCCATCTGAAGATTTAGCGGACCAGATATTCGGTTGGCTTTGGTGGGAGAATGGATTAAAGATATTAGGAGTTTTAACAATTGCGCTGGCTGCAGGTGCTGGCCTGGAGAGGCTGGGGGTGGACCTGAAAAACACTGCCCTAGGTAAGGGTGTTAAAAAGTTACTTGCAATACCGGGATGGATTTTTAAAAAAGCATGGATTAGTGGAGTGTCATGGCCCTTATTCCGAGGTGTTTTAAGAATTCCTTCAAAATATATGCCATGGCTGATCAAATTTTCAAGTAAAACATTTCAACGAAACTGGATTAAAGAATCGTTATTAAAACCATTTCGCAATGTTATGAATAAATACGAAAAAGAATCCTATGAACATACAAAAATAAAAACATGGATAGACAATATTTCAGTTGCCTTAGATAAAGAATCTGATACTGTAGATGCATTAGTAACCAGTGTATATAATAAACTAAAAACATCTGCTTATGAAGTATTATATAATCTACGCAATGGAAAGATGTCGCAGTACGCCACCCTGCCGGCCAGCATGGAAGCGGGTTTTGTAGAAATTTTAGGAGATTTATATCGAATAGATCCAGCAAGATTTGGTAAATCATTTGCAGAAGAGATGATGACAAAATTAGAAGTCACAGCTGAAAGTCGTTCTAAAATTTTAGCTGAATTAGAAAAGTTTTATCCAAAAGTTGAAAAAGAATCGGAAACAATAATTCGAGCGTACAAAGAATTGCCTACGGCAGTAAAAGAATTACCAGGATATGAAAATATATATAACAGATATTCTAACAAAATAGCAAATGCTGAAGAAACAATTGAATTATTATATAATAATATAAAAACTGGAAATTTAGGGCCTGGTTCCGGACTTCCAAATTACTTTAATCGAATTGCTAACTCGATCGAGCGGCCGTCGACAACCAATCCATCCAAATGGTATAATGAGTTTGGTCAATATTCTGATAACGTTCGTATTCAAATAGGTTGGGATCCTATTAAACAACGGCCGTTTGACCACGCTGTGAAAAGATTTCAAAACGAGATGAACCGAGATCAGATGTTATGGGATCTTAACAATACCATGAAATCAGCTATTAAATAAATTTATTATTTCTTAACAAATCCGTTCAAAAAGTCTTTTTGCCGTTGAACTGCTTGATCTAATTCGGTATTTTTTCGTTTAACAGATTTTGATTTTTTCTTAGTGTCATTTGAAGTGCTGCGGTTAGCAGCATTTTTTGTGGCATCAGATTTTCTTGATGTGCTAGTTGTATTTGAGCGGTCATTGCTATTAGAATCTGATCTAACGCCTGTTGTTTGAGTTGGTATGCTATCAGTTGTCCTTCTGGACTCTGCATGTATTGTTCTATCCGCAGTTTCTGGTTTAACTCCTCGGCGGACCGTTTCTGATTCGAGTAGGATACCGTAGTCTGCGTGTTCCGACTTGTAATCACCGATTTGAATGCCGCACGTATACGTGAAACCAGCTGCTTTAATTTTGTAACGAACATGTTCATGTGTTTTATATGTTTCTACTAGTTCTCCACGAATAAATTCGCCTAACCAAGTCATACACACAAAATCTCCAGGATTGAATTGTGGTTTTTTGAATTTTGCCTGTATGTACTTAGGAACTTCTTGTTTTTTCTTTTTTGCCATATCAATTAGGACATAAAACCGGATTGATACCGATTATGCTATAAACTCGTAGATATTTAGTTAATTTGTCTTTGCGAAACACTTTTTCGGTGTTTAAATCTCTGCTCAAGATATATCCGTTATCAAAGAAATTGTATACTATGTGACGTAAAGCCTTCAAGCTATTAGATTCCAATAAAACTTGTTCTTCATCTATCAGTATGTCTACTCGTTTATGAGTTTCGGGTATATCTTCCGATTCAACTTCAAAATACCCTCGTTCTGAATCATCGTCATCGTCTGGATCTTCTTCTAAATTTTTAGTTAATTCATCAAAGAAGTCTCCTAGTATTTGCGAAAAGCCATCTTTCTGGATGGCATCATGTGATTCGAATATATCTGCTAGATATTGAAATTTTTCTGCCGGACTATGTTTCAACATGCTTTGGTATTCTTTTTTGCTAACCTTGATATGTTGAAAAACATTTTTCATTGCATTATACTTCATCTGTTACGGTATATAGTTTCATGAATTCATTTACGTGCAGATTCTTAATTTTCGCAAAATGTTCTGCTGCTTCGTAAATATTGAAAGCTTTGCATTTTGCTATGATTTCCTTCGAAGAATCATTGCTAGCATAAAAGCCGAATACTATCTTGTCCATTTATTATAAATATAATCCAAGTTGGTACTTCCTCTGAATGCTGGTGATAGTATCTTCTATAGTTTCATATAATCGATTCAATTCCGTTACATTTAAACGAACATATTTTGACTTAAGTTTGATCTCATGTTCATTCATAGGCAATTGCACTGCCTCTGCAATAGATGTTTTTAAAACGGTTTGCATGAAAGATAAATCACGCATAGTAACTTCTTCTCGTTGTCCTGCTACTATCAATGTTCCAATCACCGTAGATTGTGGATTTTCTAAAAAATTCTTTTCTAGTATATCCTTGAATTCGAAATCAATTTCTGCCCAAGTATTGCCATATTTCTCTCGATATTTATCAGATATAGCCCAAGGTTGGTTTACGCTGTTCATATTTGTATTTATTTTATTCGTTTTTGTTTGATTATTGTGTTCATATAACTTATTAGGTAGTTAGATCAGACGTTGTTATAAGTGCGGTATTACCTAGTATACGGTAATTGTTCATTTTCTAACAATTCGTCATACGGTATCGTGCATTGTATTTCTCCGCTATCTATTAGCATCTTAGTTAGATTGCGATCTATAAAAATTCGATTGGATCTTGCAGTGTTCACACAAGTTACACATGACCTGGATTCTAATAGCACATCATAATATGCATTTTTATGAATTAGAAACTTTTTGATAACTACTCCTACTTCGTTTTTACCTTCGTTATTAACGATAACCATATTTCCTTCTTTGTATGCCATTATTCGATAATTTTAATGATTTTACTTTGTGTAACTCCTTTAACTTCGTAATCAAACCGATAACCTGCAAAGTCTTTTATTACTTTTGATTCTGCTTCTGTAACAGATAGTGCTTCTACCAAATATGTTTCGGTAATTTTCTTTTCTTTTACTCCTTTTGGAGTATCAATCTCGTCGATTAATTGTACTTTTGCAACATAATATGCCATAACCTTTAAAATTTATTTAGTTTCTATAAATAATATAGAAAATTTACAGGAAATATCCAATCGAATAACTATTTTTTAACAAGATTTTTCAATCTGTTCTGACTTCGATAAAAAGTATAAGATCTTAATATTTGATTTGGAGTTAAACCAAAATTATGTGCTAAATTATCTAGTATATCTGCTACTAGGTGCTCTTTATCTAGCGTATTATATATTTTACCACTTAAATTTTTAATAATTTTTTCTAACAATGTTAAATATCCACCAGGTAACCGATTTAACACTCTAGATTTTGCAACTCGACCTGAAAATGTTTCATTTCCACGTTGTTCATTAATTATTTTTTGTGCTACTTTTACTGTTTCTCGAAGAATTTGTGGATATGTATATTGCATATGCACATAATCATCAGTTTCCATTATCAAAGTACCATCTTTACGGAAAGATTCTTCAGGACCTTCATCAGGTATATCTGCTCCTTCTTCTGGAACTTCGGCTCCTATAGGTTCTGCGCCTGGTTCTCCTCCGGTATCCGGAGCTGGTTCTGGTGCTCCTCCTCCTCCAGTATCTAAATCTGCGGTAGTCATTCCTCCTCCTCCGGTAAAATCAGAGCCGCCACCGGTATCCATTGCTCCTCCGCCGGCGCTAGCATCTGCACTTTCTTCTCCGTCTGTGCTAAAAGCAGCTAAATCTTCGGTAGGTACATTGCATTTTATAGTATAATCTGTATTTCTGCTGTAACCAGTATAAGGAACTATACTAATTACTTTGGCTCGTAACAACTGGGTTAATACGTCAGTAGTTAAATTATACATTGCACCACTTCTGTTTATGAATTCTTGTATGCCGGCTGGCGATAATGAATATAGTATGCCTAATGATTGATTCTGTGTTTTTCCAAACTGTCCTAAAAACTTTTGTTGTTCTGGAGTATATACCGATTCTTTCCCGGTAATTTCAATTTCTTTACTGGTATTTTCTGCCTCTGCTAGAATTTCATTCAATATTTCTTCGAATAACTCTCTCATATATCTTTTGCTTCATTTAAACATGCAGTACGATAATTTCCAGATAATTTTTTTAATTCTAAAATAGATTTTCTCGCACGACTACCTGCAGCTTTCACACGTTTATTGTAAAAACGAGTATGATTTTCTTCAAAAGTTTCCCAAAGCTGTTTCATTTGTGTGTATAATTCTTGTGAATCCATATCAATCATTTAAAATTGCGTTTCTTTCTAAATCTACATGTGCAGATGCAATACGTTCTGCTAATGTTATATAGGGCTGAAATGTAATTATTTCTAATCCGCTACTAAGTTTTACCGTAGTAGAATTATTATTGTTACAAAGATATACTATATGTTCCGTGTTTACCATGTATTGGTATCCGTCTTCGTCAGTTATTTGTATGAGCTTCATATATAAACATTTAATCTAATATTTTATGCACTAGCAGACCGGTTAGGATTCATTGGATCATATGGACCGGAAACGGTGCTAGGATCAATTTCTATGTCAGTACCTGTTGGTCTAGATGATGCATCTGCATCAGATCCTTCTAATTCGGCTCTATTGATAGTAGCACCAGGCAACTGATCTAGTTCTTTTACTAGTCCTTCTAGATATGATTGTGAAGCTCTACCATGTTTCAACCAATCTAATATCTGAAACCAAGTTTTTGTACTACCTCCAGATGTATATGTAAAATCTACTGGAAATACTTCTTTGTTATTTTTCATCCAATCTATAATTTTTACATAATGTAATTGATTTGCTGTAGCTTCTTTGATAATTCGTTTGGCTCTAGCAATTTCTTCAGCTATAATCTGCTGGTGTCTAGGATTGGTTAAATCTAATAGTTTTATCATTTTAAATTTTCTAGTTTATATATTGTACTATAAATTAATTCAATTACTCCATCATATAAATTTTGTAAATATGAATCTTCTGGCAATTTATTGTATGCTTTTTCTGAAAACAATGCTAATCCTTTGAAATAATTAACAATATTTTTATCTCCGTAATTTTCAAATTTTGCCGGCGCAGTATAATTCATTAATATGCCATGCTTACCTTGGTACGCTTCGACAATTGCATCTATCATATCAACTATACCTTCATAATAACCTTGTAATGCTACATGTTCGGCATAAGATTTTGTTTGCAAATGATAAATATGTGCTTGTGTTCTACTTGCAAACAATGTAGATATAAATTTTTCTATCATGATTAATATTCTTTATTATAAATATATGTATATTAGTTTTCTGGTACTGTTATAACAATTTCATTGTCTTTGCGTTTTAGTTTGAAATCACTAGGTATTAATCGTTCAAGATATTCTTGGTAATACTGATTTCGATCGAACCTTGGTTTCTCAGATTTTTTCTTTTTTTCGGATATTATGTCTCGTAAACTAATCATGTAATATTCTGATAATCTAAGTAACGTTCAATGAATTTATATGCTTGTGCGGTATCAAACAGTTTATGTCGATATTTTAAATAGCCTATGAATTCCTCCGGAGAATCTGAATTGTTTCTCATACTCATTAAAGTGTCATAACGATTCCATGCAGTTATGTCTTCATTATCTACTAAATCATCAAGTTGATTTTCTAACCATTCTTCATAGTTACCTAGTATGGTTTCAAAATTATCACGAACCAAATCGACCACATCTTCATGTGCTGTTTCTGTCAATATGTCTCGTAATCGTATCATTTAATATAAATATGATTACATGTTAGGATCGCCAGGTGTATCTATTCCATCGGTAGTGAATTTGACATCGATTGGTTTACCTATCGTGCTTTTGCTAGGTACAGGAACGTTGCCTTGCATTATCGGATTAGATTGTGCTTGCAAATCAAACAATACAAACTTACCATGTTTAGTAAAACCTACGTTACCTCCATGGGCTTCGCTGAAATTTATATTCATAGCACGCACATCTTGTAACACTTTTTGTCGTTGATCAATTATAGTATTTAACTGATTGTACACATCTTGTGTTATGCTATTTTTAGAAAGATCATAATCAATCGATCTTCGAAGATCACTGTCCGGCCGCGATGACGAAAAATACATATATTTAATTCCATCCCATGCATCTTGCATTTCTGATGTTAACGGAGTTACGCGATCCATGTATATAGCATATATATGATTATATATAGTTTGAATATCGTTTGAATCTTCACTAGGAAGACGAAATGCGGCTAAAGGTCTCACACTATATATATTAATCAGATGTGGACGTCTGGCTCTTTTTGATATTCGAGCAGCTAATGCAGCTTCGTTCTGATCTGCGGTAAATTTAATTACTTTGCCTCGCTGAGTAGCAATTGCTTGTCCATAATATCCGCCTCCTAGCCATTCTGCCGGCGAATCTGCAAATTGATCAAATATCATCTTCAGTGTTTCTGGCTGTCTTAATTCACCATACACTTTGGTCAAGTTCGTTTCATTCAATATTTGTTTAAGTAGTATCATATTGATTTACATATCAGGATCTGCCGGCGTATCGATACCCGACCAATCATATGAAGTGTATTTTTCTTTATAGGTTTTACCTCTCGTATCAGGCCTAGTTAACACATCATTGAGTACTGTTGCTAGTTGATCATACGTTTGAATACTAGAAATACCAGTGTGGTGTTTAGATTCTGCTATCAGATCATAGTTTTCATTTATTAGAAAATAATATTCACAATCTAATAACACTTCTGAAACATTTCCGCTTGGCCAACTGTCTGTGTATGAATCGATAGGAAATGCATCTAAATTGCCTTGATCTTTTATCATTCTGCTAGCATTTGCATATACATCTGGTACTTGCGAACTCCATATAATTTTGAATGGATTTTTCGGAACAACTATGTATGAACGTCCGGATAATCCGAATTTAGATTTGCCATGCGAACAATAAGTAAAATTAGTTAGACCGTATTTATCTTTAATAATATCAAATAAATTTTTAATTGCTGGTTTAGCCATTAGTCCTAAAGCATTTTTAGTTCCATATGGTTTATCTGCCTCTGTTGTGACTTTCGCAGCTGCTTTATTTAATCCGGCAAATTCTCTGGTTAATATGGTTTTGCCGGATAATTCGTTGCATTCATACCGAGCAGCTAGATATATTTCAATCAGAGTGTCTCCGTACTCTACTCCTTCGATTATATGTTTAAGTGATATCATTTAATATAAATATGTTTACATATCCGAATCCGGTGTATCTATTCCGTCTGTGGTATATATTGTATCATACAATTCAATTTTACGTAAACGATTTATTAAATCTGATTTTTCTCTGCGTTGTATAAGATTAATATTAGAACTATCATGGGTAGTCCACATATCAAACAACGTTATACGTCCATGCTTATCAAAACCTATGTTTCCGGAGTGTGCTTCTTGTTTTCCAATATTTTTTCTGCGCATTGCTTTGATAATCGAATCACGCTGCATTAATGCTTGAGCAGCAAACTTAGGATCATCAAATATTTCTCGTGTCAGCATATCTCTCCATCGATCGGTATAATAACGAAGATCGTCTCCTGTCCAATCACCCCAATAGCCGGAGTCATGCAGTCTGTCAAACGTACGTATTTGCATCGGATTGAGTGGAGTATAATAATTAGTTAAAAGTGCAAACATTGCGCCTTCTGGATCTTCATACACTCGTTCGTCTGCAATAATTACTCGTACGTCGGCATAACTAGCAATATGCGGATACACGTCTTTGCGGCGCATTGCAGTAGTAGTTTCAGATGCATCTGTAGTAATTTTTAATACCCGGCCACTGTTTAATTCATATGCCGTACCAAATCCTCCTTCTCCGATATCATATTTAATAGTTTCACCAAAAGCTGCAGCAACATCCGACGCTCTGTCTAATATATCATCATGCAATTGATTGAGTTCTGCACGATCAAATTCGAAGGATTCTGTTAATATGCGTTTTAATTTGATCATATAATATAAATATGATTGTTAACTATTCAATATGCGTTGCAGTTGTATGAGCATTAACAGATGATATATGCATAATGCTACGATAGATACTACTTCGCCCCATAAGAAACTAAACGGCATAATTATGATACCTATACCATGCATAAAACAGAAAAACTGATAACGCTTTGAATTCCAAAGATTTCGGAATGTGAATATGAAAAATATTATAGCAAATAAATTATGAAGCATCGGATACATGCTCACCGAAAACACAGTTAACAACATCAAGAATACTGCCGGAAGCTTCCATTTAGGCAAAGAAAAAAAGAAATAGCTGGTTACTGCGTTAGAAAGTATGAATAAAGGTTGCCACTCAGTTTCCCAATATTTTGATAGCGAAGGCATAGGTCCATATGAAATTATCATGATGAACGGCGCAACTATTGCTAATGCTATAGCAAATATTTTTAAATGAAACTCTTTTATTATCCCATGGCAGATTGCTTTATTATAAATATGTTGTACGCTTGACCGTTAGTACGTCCTTCCAGGACCGTACGGTACCGCTGCGAGATTACATGTTGGGATTGCCCGGAGTATCGATACCCGATGCATCGGAAACGTCGTCACGCACTATTTCTAGTTTGCGATCGGTTTGCAGCACTCGGTAACCTGCCTGCGCAAGTCGTGTGCTATTGCTGCGCAGCAAAGCGGCATATATGCGAGTCTTCTGCGCAGCGCGTTCCTGATAGTGATCCGATCCCGAAACGTCGATAGCAGCAGGCGAATGCTGATTGATAAAATCCATTATGGCTTCCCATATGGTGTTCATCAAACGAAAATAGTTTAGCTGTGCGCTAGCGCTAGCATGCGTGTGTGTGGTTGCTGTGCCCCATCTAGATGGTACTCGATATTCCAAGTCGTATGTGAAACCTTCATATCGTCTCACGTTGTACCCTATGAGCTGAATGTCGATCTGTTGCCCGTCTGCTTGGAAACTGGTGCGCCAACTGTTGTGGCCGAATCCCGCGCGCGTCCAAGCAAACTGCGTGGCATATGGCTGTGCGGTGTCTAGGGTTATTTCTGTTATGAGTGATGTTAATCGCATATG